GCGCTATGCATCACAGCATAGGCCGCGTCCGATTAACAGTAAATGTTAGTTGGGTGTGTCCTTTGTAACAGCCTTTATCAAGCTGGCGATGTTGACGTGCTCTTGCTTATTAGGCAGAGAGCAAGCTTTAACCACAAGCTTGTTCAATTGCAGAATAACGTTACTCTGGTGTTTAACTCTCTTCTTATGGGACCGTGATAGGTCTTCTAAGTTAAGGGTTTCCACTTTGGGTAACGCTGCTAGCGGTTCAGTTTGGACTTTCGTCCAAAATGCTCCTAGCGCCTTATGCATACGTGAGGATTTTGCGGAAGCAACTTCACTCGCGATATGCAGAGGGTGCAATTCTAGCATGCCTCGTGAAGTTCCGAGAAGCTCCATAGTTTTGTCAAGATCCTTATCGACCTTGGTCTTTAAGGTTGACATTACTCGGTTATATTGGACCGTAAAGTACGTGTACTTTACGTACAAGTTAAGCCAATCCAGCCATCCGGCTGGTAGAGCAGGCCAAGGAGCGAAATGACCGGAGTTAATCTCCGATACGTCACTCCCTCTGGACCACCCATTAATGGGGTTACTTGCCAATACAATCAACTGTTTATCGTTAAGCCCCTTAGACAGGGCAAAACGCCGAACAGCTGAACTTCGGAGAGCTCTAAATGCGGAAACATTACTGCTCCGCTTCTCGAGCGTCTGGCACACTTCTGTGATTAGAAGTGGGTCTCTTTCGAGACTTGCCAGAGCCTTACAAGGTAGAGGTGATACCTCAAGACCAGCGGTAAATACACGTTTCGCAAATTCAATCGCATCACGCGAAAGAGTTTTCGTCCGTTGTATTTCTACACCAAGTTCATTCATGATCTTGGTATAGTGATCAGCCGCTAGTCTACCTTTAATGACTATATCGTCCCCTAAAAGGTAATATTTAGGAGACTGCCCTGCTCTACGGAAACTTTCCATCACCACTAGATGGTGAGAGATCGTGAACATAGACCAGGAACTATAGGCACCAAGAGGTTGACCTACAGACCATCGATATTCTTTACCTGAATATCGAAAGTCTCTGTCGGTCATGAGGGTTCGCCAATTTTCCACAAAAGTGTCATCTGAACACATAGCCTCTAGAACCTTCGCTTGAAGGTCTATTGGAAATCTGTCAGTGGCAGAAGATAAGTCCAAAGAGTAACAGTCCTTATCTAGGGACCATTGCTTAAGAACTTCTCTTCCCTTATCTTGATCAAAAGTACAATCCTGAGGGATTGTCCTTAAAATCTTGAAAAGGCGATTGTGGAGAGGTTTTAGGGCACATTGGGTCCAATAGTCAACCATGGCAAAGACTCTGTCTTTACCACCTCCTTCTCTCTTAATTGAGAGTTTGGAATGGATGACTCTGGATTCCTTTATGTTAAGTGCTAAATCTTTAGCGTCCTCAAGGGCTGATTCGAAAGAATCGTCCTCTGAGTAGCTAATGAGATCTACAAGAGCGTCCATTAGTCTAGGACTATCTTGTAGTGCCTTAATATCGTGTATAGACTTAATGGTAGAATTACCATTAGGTCCAGCACGATACCTTAATTCCAATTTGGGAGAATCTAACTCGTCGACCTCAAATTCCCAGTTCTTTGGGATATTTCGGGTTATCGAGGCAATTAATTCTTCAGACACCTCGGGTCCACTACGAGTAATCGTTGTGAAATCCGGTTTGCCTGGGGCAACTATTGTCTTATACACCGATAGCAGGCTAAGAACAGCTTGTATCCCCTGAGGAGTACGTGTGTACTTCTTAAGGAATATCACTGCACGGGGAAAACCTCGTGTAGTGGCTATTGGGTAATTAGGCAACGGTTGATTGAAAATGCTATTCAACGCCTGATGGTATATTTGCTTCAGTCTTACGACTGTTGCTCTTTTACCTTCAGAGCGCGTCCATCTGTCAATGAGGTTGTAAAATCTCTTTGACTCGTGGACTAAGGAAACGCCCGTTTGACACTTAATTGCGTCAATCAGGACACTCCGGGTAGGAATTGACCCCCTACCTAGGGTTCTTAAAAAGGTTGTTTTCATTGTATAGTTATTTTATAATAATTATATTGCTGTCCCAAGTTCTACACTTGGAGCCTTGAAGCGACACGAGCACTAAATGCCCGTATCAGAGACGCCCCACTGTAAACAGTGGC